CAGTTATCCTCTAATACATAAAAATTTTTGTCTACTTCTTTTTTTTCTGTCTTAATACCTAATACTGCATCATCTTCTGCTGTTTTATCTATGACAGTTGAACCAACAGCCCAATATTCACCTGCCTGTATTAGTTTTTTTTGTATATTTCCTCATTTGATTGCATAAAATATACACCTACAGCAGTTGCAAAACCTCTTACTTCTAATAATTTATTTAAAGTGCTTTTATTAAATGGCACTTCTGAGCCATCTGCTGCTTCCATATCTTCCCAACCTATTAAAACTTCTTTAGTTACATCTATTTCATCTATTTGCTTTTCTTCTACCATTTTTACCATTTCTCTAAATCTTGATTGTGAAATATTTTTAAAATGTGCAGTAAATATTTCAGTTGACACTTCTCCATCTTTATTTACTTTAACTTCTACTTTCCATTTATAAAAGGGTTTTTGGTCAATAACAAAAGGCATGAAAATTTAGTATCTACTAACTAGGGTATACCCTTTTTTATGTATAGACAAGACTAAATTCATTATTAGCTGATGCTGTAGGTGTTGCCATAAATGGTAGAGATAGCATTGTTATACCATCTGATTCTTCATAAGTAGGCTGTCCTAAATCAGTTTGTGGACAAGAAACAGTAACCTTATTACCTGCAACAGTTCCATGTAGCCATGTGTTTGTGCCAGTTGATGTGCCAGTATAATCTGTAAAGAAATTATGGGCTGATAAAGCAGGTGATTCTATAACTGCTGTGCCTGATGGTCTGCGGTCTGTTATTAATACTTCTTTTGTACCACCTACTAATTCTCTATATATAACTTCATTATTAAAATCTAAATTCCATGATTGTAATGCTGCTGCAAAACCAAATATTGCAAAGTTAGATGTACTGCCATTTTTAAATATTAAAGGTGATGCCTGATTACTTACTGTTACAGTTGGTAAAGCAGTATCAGTAGGTGCATTAAATATACCTGTCAAAGAAAAAGAAATACGTGGAATATTGTTTACTTCACAATTAAGACTAAATGTACCTCTAGCACCTGTTACCTTATGTCTTATGCCATCATAATTAACGAATAATGTAACGCTATCAGATGGTGTTGTTACTGGTGCATAAGTTACTGATGTAGAACTAACAACTGTTTCTGACAATCCACACGCTTTTAATATTGCACCATATTTAGGTGCTGTACCTGCACTACCACTACCTGACATTTCTACATCAAAGGTTACATTTACTCTTGTATTAGCAGGTATTACTTCATAGTTACCCATATATGGCCTTATTAAATCTCTAGATACTTCATCACTTACAATAGGTTCTATATTCAAATCAATTACCTGTACATAGTTAGCAGAACCAGTAGGTGTAGGGTCACTTCCATAACTAGATTCTGCTTTAGCTAAAATACTTCTTTTTCTGTGTAGCTTAGGCATTGTTACATTTAATCAGTATGTTTCTATAATATAGGTTTTTAGTAAGAAACACCATCTATTGCGTTAAATCGTCTATTTCTGTTCTATATCGCACTATATATTCCACACCGATAACACCACCAGGCTGATCTGCATCTAGTAATTCAAAAGAAGTATCAGATGGTTGTACATCAATAGCAAGACTATTAACTGTCAAATCTGCCATTATTTTACTGTGCAAACTTTCTACAGTTGCATCTGCCAGATTATCAGGTACATCACCTCTTACTATTACACTTACTCTAACTGTTAAAGAATGGTCAAGTGTAGGTAGTGATGTGTTTTGTTCAACAGTATCACTAACAGGTTCTAGGATTAATGCAGGTGATTCACCTCTACTTAATGGTACTACCCTACTTCTATAAATACGTGTACTAACTCCTGTTGTATTAGCAAGTGTTGTAAGTAACCTTGCCATAATCTGTTCACGTTTAGTAGTCATGTTTTCTGTAGACTAATTTCACAAAATGTACCATCATCTAATTTTCTTACCTCTCTAACTGTATAAGCCACACTATCAACTGTTATAGATTCACCTGCAATTAAACTACCAAAATCACTAGTCTTTGCTGTTAACTGATAATCTGTACTGACAATTTGATTACCTGCTAATACTAAATCTGGTTGTTCTAATATGCCATTTGCTGTAGTACCACCTGATGTACAACTAACACCAAAATCATTAAGGTATGCAGATTGTGTTGTACTGTCCTCTACAAATGCCATTTATTTTTTAGAAGGTGTTTTTTTTACTTTGGGTTTCGGTATATGAACTTCTGCCCTACCCATTGAGATTAATAATTCTGCGTCTGATTCTGACACATCATAAGTTTGACCTGCTTCTAGGCTGTTGCCACTAGCACATACATTTTTTAAACATTTAACTTTCATAAAAAAAAGGGGTTGTTACACCCCTTATATTAAACCACTTATGTGGTTACGTCTAAGATCGCTGCAAATGATTGTGCGTGTCTAACAGCAACATCAAATGCAACTACACCTTTTATTGATACAAGGTTCTTTGCAAAGTCATCTGAATCTTCACCTGCAGTAATTTCAATACCAGAACCAAATAATCCTAATATTGCCTGTGAGAAGTCACCCATAACAACAGCAGAACATGAACCAGATGTAGAACCTTTTGTAAGGTTGCTAGGTACTTGGTTTGTCATAGCTAAAGGATAACCATTAACTACTAATGGTGTACCACCTCTACCTATTGCCTGTAGGTTGTTATTTACTAAGTACTCACCACCAGATGTTTTTAGTTTCTTAATAGCACCTAATACCTTAGCGTTAGTTACATAAGAAATACTATCAGCATTGACAGCAGCATTATCTTCCATCATGGCTGTTTCTAAGTCTACTAAGGCATCTACTGTTATAGCACCACCATTAGTACCCATAGCAACAGAACCAATACCAGAAGTTTGCATAATTCCTGTAGGCTGTCCTGATGAACCAGAACCATTTAAGATACCTAGATCAATACCAACATTTATACCATCTAAAATGTCAGTTCTAACTAAATCTTCAATACCAGGTGTTGCTTGTATAAGCATATTCCTAGAAAACTTAGATAGTGTACCTAATGTTTTAGGTGTCATTGAAATCTGGTCAAATGTACTTTCTGCTTGTGATAATGCAGCAGTTTCACTTGATAGATAACCAGTAGAAGCTACACCTGATCTTCTAGGTATCGCAACATCACCAACTAAACCTGATAATGTTTGTACACCTAAACCAACCATTACTGTGCTGTTTCTTAGTGCTTCTATGAAATCATCAGCAAGTAAATCTGTTGCAACGATATTTCCACCAGTAGTAGCACCTGATGTTACGTATGTTGCCCTTTTTGCTAATGCACTATAAGGAATGAACAAAGATTGGCTGTTGTTCGATCTTTGAGAGTCCTTAGCAATTTGTTGTGAAATTTCTCTTGCAAAACCAGATGCCTTATTTGACCAATCACCTGTTAAAAGACCTCTTATACCAGATGTAATCTTGTAGTCTCTTGCATACTGCTCTTTTTCTTTTGGCGATAACTGCTCTTCAATAGGTTTTGCAGTTTCTACAGGTTTTGCATCTATTCTTTCTAAGATAGCTGCTCTGCATGAATCAACAGTAGAACCATTGTTAATTAACTGTTCTGCTAAATCATCAAAACCACGCTTAGAACACATAGCGTTAATTTCTCTAATTCTTGTACGTTCTGCGGATTGAGCCTTTTTAGTAGCTTCACTACGCACAACTTCAAGATCAAGTTGCTCTTTTTCCATAGTTAGTTGTTTTTTAGAATTGGGCTGTTGTGCGTCAGTTGACGCTGCGTATACACGCTTACTGTCTACTATATCTTGTTTTTCTACACTAGGCATAGTGTTGTCATCAATTAAACCTCTACTTATCCCTACATCTGGTGCAGCAGGTGATGCAACAACACTTACTTCATGCGGTTCCCATCTTGTAGCTAAAAATGCGTTACTTCCATCTATTTCACGTTCTTCCATTTCTAAAATGCGATAACCTACGCTAATTGACGATAAAATGCCATCATCTATATCTCTTTTTACTTCCTG